ACTGGCGCTGCTGGTCCTTGTAGGCATCGGTATTGAACTCGCCTAGGAACTCCTTGGCTTGCTTCGGCCGGAAGCCGATCGCGCCGCCCTCGTTCTCGAGGAACTTGCCGACACGGCCGCCGGTGGGGATGTCGGCGAGGCCGACCAGCGTCTCGGGTACGGCGATCGCCGACTTGACCGCGGCCAACCCAAGGTCTCGCGCGTGCCCGAGAAACCCCTTGTCCTGCGGGGGCGCCGTCTCCATCAGCGAATCGACTTCACTCACCGGCTTCACTGCGGGCGCGGCGGGTTTCTGGCCGCTGGTCTTGGGGGATTCGTAGCTGTCCAGAAACTTGTCGACTTCGCTCATGTGGCCTCAATCCTTACTTGTACCCAAGGGCGCGGATCTGCGCGGCCCGTTCTTCGCGCGACAGCGCGGTGTTCTGCATGATCTTCTGCACGGCCGGGTTCTCGGCGATCGGCGGCAGCGCCTGCGTGCCTTGCCTGCTGAGGTCCACAAGCTGCCCGGTCTGGTTGTTGAGCACGCGAGACGGCACGGTGCGCAGCATGCCCTGCTCGGTCACTTCCTGCCCGCCAGGCACAACAGTGTAGCGGTTCGGGGTGTCCTTGCCGCTCAGTGCGCGGATCTGCTCGGCGATCGCAGCGCGTGCCTCGGGGGTCTCTGCGGCCTCAAGCTGCTGGTAGAGCCGTTCCATGCGCTGCATGCCCCGCACCTCGAAGCCGCGCGCCTGCGCCTCGCCCTCGGCGCGCCGGCGGTCGATGTCGAGCCGGTCGCGGGCGAGCGCTTCCTCTCTGCTCAGGCGCCGCTCGGCTTGTGCGCGATCGGCTGCGCGGTCCTGACTGCGGCGCGCAAACCGCAGCCCGTATTTCGAGCTTCTCGGCTGATAGGCGCCTTCGTTCTGTTCGGACGTGCGCCCCTGCCAAGTGCCGCCGTTGCGCTGGTAGAAGCCGCGCACCGCATCCCAGTCGCCGCGGGCAGCGGCGGCCTGGAGTGCGGCGCTGGTCTCGCGCGAGGCCGCGGGGCCGGCAGACGTGAATGCGGAGGCCGGCATCGTGTTGACCGTGCCGCCCTGCATGCCGGAAACAGCCTCGCCAGTCGGCAGGTTGGTGAAGAGCGGTGAGTTCAGGCCCGGCGCGTTGTCGATGCGGTTGATCTCGGGCGCAGACGTGGGGCGCACGCTCATGCCGAGCGCCGGGCCTTGCATGGGCTGCTGCGTCGGCGCCGCGGCGGCAGGGGCCGGCTGCGATGCCGCAGTTTTGCTCTGCGCATCGTCTGCGGGCGTGCTCGGGGCTGCGGACGGCGGCGTCGTGGCCGGCGGGGCTGCGACCGGCTGCGGGGCGGCTTCGGTTTCCGGCTGGCCGCCGTAGCTGGCGCCGCGGGCCTGCTGCGCCGAGCGCGAGAAGAAGCCGCCGATGGCGTTGGCGGCGTCGCGCACCGGATCGCCGCGGTTGAGGTAGGCGAGCGCGTCCGACGCTGCGTCAACAGCCGATCCGGCAGCCGTGGCGGCCTGATCCGTCATTGCCTGCCCGCCAGCCCTGAAGCCGCGGCCTGCCTGCGCCACCTGGTCGGCCGCGCCCTGAATGCCTGCGGCGGCTCGCTGGCCGGCGGCCTGAAGGCCATCGGCAATGCCCGACGCGCCCACGGGCTCGCCCTGCGGCATCTGGCGCGGCTGGCCGGTGCGCGGAACGTTGGGCTCGCGCTGCATGGACGAGAACGAGACCGGCGCCCCTTGCGGCGCCTGTTCGGGGGCCGCGCCCAAGCCTGCCGCCTGCGCGGGCGGCTGGCCGGAGGCCGGGGCGCTCGGCCGGGGCGGGGTGGCGGTGTTGATCGCGCCCGACGGGCTCGGTGCGCTCGGCTGCGGGCGGGCAGGCGGGCGCTGCATGTCGTTGTACGTCACGGCCGGCATCACGGCTGCCTGTTGCGGTCGTTGGGCCATGCCAGCGCTCGGGCGGCCGGTCATGTCGCCGTAGGTGACGGCCAGCGGGTTCCCGGGAAGCCGGCGGCGCTCTTCCTCGGCTGGCGATCCGCCGTCGACAAAGTAGAGCCCGTCCTTTTGTGGCTTGAAGCCTGCGGCCGTTGGCATGTGGGTGGCGTCGCGCATCTGGTTGAGCGCCTGGACGCCCACCGCGTGAACCTGCTCGGGCGGCATCTGGAACTCGCCGCTGCTCACATTGACCGGCACCGGCTGGCCGAGCTCGCCCAGCGCCTTCGGGCCGATCTGCTGCGTCGAGTCCGCGGGCATGATGTAGCTGCCTTTCGGGATCTCGGTCTTGATGCTGTCCGATGTGCCGGTGCCCGGGCCTTGTATCTTGCCGCCCTTGGGCAGCTTCGCGTCTTGCTCGGGCTTGGCGCCCTTCTTGAACCCGTACATGGGAGCCTCGTGTGAAAACGGCCTGAACCGGGGCGATGTTCCGATTCAGGCCGTGCGGAGGCCAGCCCTACAGGGGGCGCACGTCTTATGCGGTCTCGCCCTGCACTGCGATCCCTGCGGAGGCATGAACGGCATTGAGCGCGGCAGCGGCTTGGTCGCCTGCGGCGCGTGCGGCAGCGGCGAGGGTTTCTGCCAACGAGCGCCGCGCCTGAGTCACGTTCCGGCTGCCCTCGATGGAAATCTCGTTGCGCAAGGACGCATTGACTTTCGCAGCGTCAAGCTTCAACTCTTCGACTGCGATGCGGTTCCGGTAGTACCCCCCTGCGGCAGAGATAAGCTGCGCTTGTGCGTCCGCAGCAGAGGTCGCCAGTCGTGCGGCAATCTCCGGCCCAACGGCAAGAATCCTGATGTAGTCCGCCGCGGCCTGGATGCACTTCATGCGGTAATCCAGCGCATTTTGAACGGCAAATTTGATGTTCTCGATCAGGATGTCGACGTGCTTGATCGCCACGTCGCGGGACTGCATTGCAATCTTGTCGTTTGCGTCCGCCTGCGCAAGACGAACGGCGTGCGCTGCGGCCCCAGGAGGGAGCGGGAACCCGCGCGCCGCAAACGTGCTCATCACCTCGTCGCGCGTCCGATTCACGTCGGCCAGCACGCGCGAACGATCCCGCTGCCAGATTTGATCCTCGACCGGGGACGGGATACCCACTTCGCCGGCCAGCATGTCACACAGTCGCTCCTGTGCGCGCAGCAGGGAATCGCATTCGTTCGGGAAGTACGTGGCGAAGAACTGCGCGAACGTGCCCGACAAGTCTTCAACGATCCTGCTGTATGTGGCGTCATACAGCACGCCATCTACCCCGGATGCGGTACTCGGAATAAGGACGTTTGGCTCAATCGCGCCCGGCGTGAAGTCGAACCCGGCGTACCCCGGAGTAGTCCAGCCCTGTGCGGCGGTGATTGCGCGCTCGGAATACTGGTCTGCCTGTTCGGCCTTTTCTCGCCCTGTGTTCAAGGCAAGGACGATGATATCTTCTACAAGCTGCTCGGCGCTCATTAGACTCTCCTGCTGGATGCAAGGACGACGAATTCGATGCTTGAAAGCTCAAAGTCATCCCCGTCCTGGTTGTACAACTCGAACTCCAGCTGATTGACCCGCAGCCCGCGCCCGGTGTCGAATCGCTGCGTCTGCAAAGGCTCGCCAGAGTCGCGCGCAACATAGTCGTACGTCTGCCCCTCGGCGATCACGCGCAATACCAGCTTCCCGGTGGAACTCACGCCGACATAGGCATTGCTGATGCGCTTGAGCGAACTGGTTCCGAAGTCCTGCTTGCCGAAACTCACCATCGCCTGAATCGGAGTGCCGGCATCGTTATCCCCGTTCAGCGCGTAGATTCCGTCTTCCCGACACCCGTAATACACGCCACCGATCACCGCAAACCCGCCGAAGTCATACCCCTCGTATCGGGTGGAGCCGTTGTTTTCCGTGTTCAGCACCCACGTTGCGACCGTGCCATTGTCGGGGATCTCGGTAGATGCAATTATCGCCTGAGACAGCGTAGCTCCAATCGTTCCGGACAGGCTCAACGCGACCGTGCCGATTGCCTCCGACAAGATTTCCGCGCTGATTTCGCCGCCACTGAACTGCAACAGCACCGCGCCGGAGAGCGAGGAATCGAAAACTGCAAGCATGTTGCCGGAAAGCTGAATCGTGCTGCTTCCCGCGGCAGTGGATGGGAATTGCACCTCGCCGACAATAGCGCCTTTGCCAAAGCCCACCATCGGGAGCATGGCGCCAACCCCCGATGCGTAATCCCGATCCGCCCCAAGGCCGATCATCGGAAGCATTGATCCTTCGCTGCTTCCATAGTCGATCGTGTAGCCCGTGCCGTATCCGGTCATCATGACCATGATCCCTTCGCCAACCGCAAAGGTGGGGGCGTCGACTTCATCGCCCGACCCGTACCCGGTCATCGGGAGCATTTCAGAGTAGCCAAAGGCGTAGGCTCGATCCGATCCGACTCCAATCATCGGCAGCATTTCGCCGAAAGAAGCGGAAGTGACCGGGCTTACCCCATCTGCGGCAATTGCATACCCGCCCGCGCCGATCATCGGCAGCATGGCCCCATATCCACGCGCCGCACCGTCGCCGCCTGCGCCGATCATCGGGAGCATTTCCCCGTAGCTCGCGGCAATGCCGATCAGCGAAGGAGCGTCCACAAGGTCGCCTGCCGTGTAGAGCGCAGCATCCATAAACAGCAGGCCGTCGCTTTTCGTGTCGGTCTGGTAGATGAGCGCATCATCCACGTAGTACCGCGCGCCGACCGAGGTCACATCCACGCGAAGTTCGTTGCTCTCGGTGACGCTGCCGTACTGGTGTAGAACCACGCCCGATTCCATCACGCTGGCAATGCCATTGGCGACGAACCACGCCCACCGGATATCTCGATATCCGGACTCCTGGTAGCTTGAGTTCAGCCCGACGACTGCGCCGGTCGTGGCTCTCGGGATCGTGAATCGTGCGGAGGCTCCGCCAGCCTTTGCCGCAATGGACCGCGCCTTGCCGGTCCATCCGATCTGGTAGTCGATGATCGTCTGCGACGGGATCGCCGCCACGGGCGGAGTGGGTGGAATGTAGCTCTGCTCGGGGATATAGACCGGATACGACTCTTCGGTGCACACGTAAGTGTACGAGGTCACATAGTAGCGATCCGTGGCGCCCGCACGATTGGAGCTTTCAGCAAGTCCGATCAACTGGATTTGATCGGGGACGTACTGGCAAACCGTCCGCGTTTGATACACGGTACGAGCGGGCATGTACGGGCGACCGGGGTCTCCTGCAACGCCCGGAGATCCGCGCACATAGGATCGTTTGGATTCCTTATACAGCGTATTCTGCACGGGTCATTCCTCCCACGGCGGGGTCAATCGCCCGTCGCTTTGCCAGCGTGCCCCAGGCGTCAAATTCGCCGGGCGGCCCTTCTTGTCGCGAACGTACGTAACTTTTGAAAAGTTGATCATCTGGTTCTCTGAAACATCGGAGGGCGACGGAGCGTCTTTGTTGATGGTGGATTTCGGCACCCAGGTATCCCCAAAGTCTCTGGTCGTGAAAAACCGATATGCACCGACTTCTTCTTCGATGGTGTAGGCAGTGATGCCAAGCTCTTTCGGGCTAATCACGGTTAATTCGCCGCACAGGTGCTGCGGAAACGGCAGCGCCTTCGTGGTGAAACTTCGCCCATCTGGCGCCCATACAACGAGTCTCGGCGGCTCGAAAGCCTCGGCTTGACCTTCCACGTTGTTCGGTAGCAGCTTCATCACAGGCGTATCGCCGACCAACATCAGTTGCGTAGGGAACCCATAGCAACTGCGCGCCGTGCCGTTGATCTCTCCTGTCCGGACAAACCCACCGGCAATTGTCCCGATGAATACCGCAATGCGATAACCTGCGGCGCCGCCCGCGTCGTAATAGCGGGCCGGGGCTACGGCCATCACCTCGCCGGTCACGAGCCGCACCATGGAAACCTGATCGGCCAGCGTGGCGAGTCGGGCATTGACCGCTTCCTCGCTTGGGATAAGCGAGACCACTGCGCCGAAGTCCGGGAAAAGAGTCTCGTCCAGATCGAGCAAGTCGCCCGCTGGAATCTCATTGACTGCTCCGGATTCGAGGTCGAGCGTGCATAGGTAGGACTCGCGCGCGCTGGTGTTGTTGGGCAGCGGGGAGCTTGGCCGCCAATACACATAGACCGGGACCAGCGCGAAGACGACCAGCGGCGCAACGAGGTTCAGGCCCGGAACGCCCTGAATGAATTCGGGCTTGCCGAACTCGATGTAATTCCACGTCTTCCCGCCATCGTTCGACAAGTAGCCTGCCGGCTTTTGCGCACCGTACCAAAGGTGCAACCACCCTTTCACAACGCTTCCGTCTTCGCGCCTCCGAATGCCACCCACGATACTTGCGACGGTCAAGCGGTAAAGATCCACGGACGCAACGACCTGCAATGCCGCTTTCCACTGCCCCCCAAACATGGAGCGCAGCAAGGAGAACCGAAACCGGAAGTCGTCAATCTTCTCGGTAAAGGTCATCCACCAGCCGGATAGCGTATTCAGCGGAAGAATCGCGCGAGGCTCCATTGATCCTGCGCCGGCCGGGTCCGCGAGGTTTTCAGGCTCGTAGTCCTGTTCGCCCGCTCGAACGAACGGAAGATCATGGCGTCCGGCGCGCATCACCACCCCGGTATCGAGGTCGAGCGGATCTTCATGCCCGACGCAGAACCACGCCCCTTTCCCCTGTACCTTGACGTTCGATTGCTTGCCTTGTTTCTCCGAAACCCATTCATCCCCGGACGCACGAAGCCAAGGCGCTGACAGTTTTTGAAGCTGGCGCACCTTGGATTCTGCAACCGGGTGTCCCCCGGACGGCCAGGATTTCGGATATTTGCTCATCGCACTTCGTAGGTCTTCACGAATGCCACGGCTCAGCCCCTTTATGCCGTTGGCAGCGCGACGACATAATGTTCGATGACCTTCGTTTGTCCGCTGACGAAACTCGGGTCGATGTTCAGGTCGGCGCCAATCAGGGCAACCGTTCCTTGAAGGCGGGGTGCGGTGGTCGAAAGCGTGCCATCGTCTGCCGCGGCGACATGGCGATACCACGTGGCAGTACCAGTGGCGACGATGGAGCCGCTCCACGTTTCGGAGGGCTTCTTCGCCAGGACGCCGTTGACGGCGGCGGTGTCGAACAGGATTCCGGTCCCGGTGCTGTTGAGCGTGATTGCGCACAGCAGCGTAGCGCCACCGACTGCATCGTCAGCAGTGGCCGGAGCCGCGCCTGCGTAAATGTTGATCCGGCCGCCATCCAGCGCAGCTTTTGCCGAGCCGGTGGCGAGCATCGCATTGCGCAGGCCGGTCGAGGTCTTGATTGCCATGGGTATTGCTCCTTCGGTGGATTACGCGGATTGCAGGTCGATGACGGCCAGCACGCGCAGAAGAAAATCAGGGTCCGGGGTTTTCGGAGATGCGAGGCGGACAGCCGACAAGAGGATGCCGGAGGCCGCGCCCTTGCTCGGTGTGCTGATGAGCGCAAGGCCGCGAATCGTCGTCTCGGCGTCGAACTCGAATTCCGCACGGTTCGCAGAATTGCTTACCACTCCGCCAGAAGCTGCCGCGGTGTTGATCGCAATCCGGGTCGATCCGGTGTAGTTGGTCAGCTCGCCCGCGAGCCCGATGAACGTCGCGGCGGTGTCCGTGTCCTGGGGGGCGTAGTCGTTCCCATAGGGCACGAGATACCACGCGGTTACAGGGGTCGCGCCGTTGAGCAGCACATCCAGCGCGTGATTGCGCCCTTGTGCTGGCATGATGTTGTGGATTGTTTCGCGCTCGACAACTACGCCCGTTTTTCGACGGACGGTCTCGACGGTGTAGGTAAAGCCGCTTTTCGTGGTCTCATTCACAGTGGGAATCTCCATGTGTATTACGGTATTTCGTAGGTGTTGGCGAACCCGGTCCAAAACTCCGGCGTAATCGGCGGCGCAAGATTTATGGTGACAGGCCCCAAAGAAACCCACCCACCACCACCCCAGTCCGTATACTCAACCGAAAAGTCCGCTATTTTCACAGCCGCACCCGCGTTTTTGATATACAGCTCAGGCAGTTTTTCTGTTGAACCAGGGAAATACAATGCTGGATACCAAATGGCTCTAATCTCACCGTATGAAACTCGGATTTGATTATTAATGGACGGCTGTATGTCAACATAAAACCACGGAGTCCATGTTTGCCCGTCAACGGAACCTTCTTCGTATGCGATATCCTCAGGGTAGAGCGTCTGCGCAGAGCCGGGTGAGAAGTTGTGAACAACCAGCTGACCGAATGCAAACCAGCTAGGATCTGCAGGGAAGTTTCTGTAGCACTTGATTCCAAGTTCAATAATCATGCTTGCCGCCTCACAGCATGTTTTCCTTGCGGACCAATTCGGCTTCAAAATACGTGGAGGCTGCGGCGACGGTTGCTTCTGCCCCAAACAGGGACGACACCAATTGCCTCATCCCGTCTTGCTCACGGTACAGCATTGCCGCTCGGGATGCCTTCTCGGTCGCCGTCGTGTCTTCCTGCATGTTCTTGACCTGCCCGTCCCGCGATCCGATGACAATCCCGCGCTGCGAATACCACGCCACATCAAGGGCGTTGTTGATTCGCGCGCTCGACCCTGCCGCAGCGCCGTAGGGAAGCAGATCAACTAGCGCCGCATCCCCTGCGATATCCGCGCCGGCCAGCCAGTACGTGCGATCGCCCGTTGTGATGTAAATTCCTGCCTGCATTGGCTCCACAAGGGTGATGCCCGGCAATGGGATGTATCCCCGCAGCGGGTTGTGCCACGTTGGCGCGTAGGGCTCGGAGTAATACAGGCCGTTGCGGTCTGCGGTCAGCAGCCGGCCGTTATGTACGCGAACGATGAAGCCGGCAGGCATGGGGCGAAAGCCGAGCGTTTGCAGTTGCGCCCCCTGCTGCGGCGTTACCGGGAATCGGTAGGTGGATGCAGTCGTGGTGACGGCATGAAACAGCACGTCGCCGTTGCAGGGCGACACGTAGATGCGTTTTGTCCCGGCAGGAAGCGTAGAGACTTCCAACACCCCGTTCTCCGAGACTTGCACAGCAACCGGCCAGGACGATCCAGACTCTTCGCCGTCCGGAGATTCGAGGGTGATTGCCACCTGATACCAGCCGGCAGGGAGTGCGCCGCCAGAAGCCCCTGCGACCGATGGAGCGGCATCCGGGACCGGAAGCCCGGCAGGCTCGCTCACGCCATCACGGATGCGTTCAAGAACGACACCGTTACTCCAGTACAGATCCCCATTGGCGAAGCGGGCAAAGCTCACGCGCCGCCCCGGAGTCAGCCCGCTGCGCACGACCTCGCCAGCCGGAAAGGTCTTCAGGTCGCCGCCATCCACGAAGTACGCACCCTGCTCGTCCGCCCACAGGCTATGACAGTCCGCTCCGGCCAGCGCAAGCGTGGTGCCTTTGCGCCGTTGCAGCGTCCCCGCCGATGTGAGATCCACATTCACAGCGTTGCGCAGATAGTCGCCCGACTTCTGGCCACGCGACACGATGCCAAGTTTGTGGTCGGGTAGGCGATTGTTGATGCCGGCGAAGGGTCCAATCGGGGTGGTGTTCGCGCTCATGCGGGGTTCTCGTCGTGCCCTCGGAGTGTATTTGCCGCGACCACGTTGTCGGCGGTGTGGCTGTGCGTTGCGCTGGCGACCGCCAGCGTAAGGGCGGGGCCGTCAGCGCAACGCAGCGATGGTGGCGTACGCCCATGCGCTGCTTTCAACGCGGATGGGAATGCGCTCGGCCGAGCCCTTGCGAACCTCGAGCTTGAGCTTTTGCAGCGCCACGTCACGCCCCCGTCATTGCACACAGCAGCACGCGCGGCCAGATGAAAGTCAGCGTGAAGAAGGCATCGACGTTGGCGCGCATCGTCGCTTCAATCGCCTGATTCCATCGGCAGTAGTCGATCACCAAGGGGCGGGAGTGCGCCGCCTTCCAGCGGGCAAGGTCAGTCACCGGTGCGAGCACGTTCGTTCTCCTCGAAATTCAGGTGGCGGGCCTGCTTCCAGTTGCAACCCTCGACCATAGGTTTCACCTTGAGGCACTTGTGGCTCCAGGCCGGGTAGATGTACTGGCTGTGCCGGTGCGCGCATTGTCGGCAGGCCATCGGCAGATCGGTGTAACTCATGCCCAGCCCTCCCTGCGCTGTTTGATGCGCTGGTAGAGCGCCACTCCGCTGGTCCATAGCACCGCCAGCAGCACGCCCCACATGGGCTCGATCCCGAGCGCAGCGGCAATCGCTTGGCCGGTATCGGTGGATTCGGTCAGCACGCCAGCAAGAACGGTGGCTGCTGCGGTGACGCTGGCTTGCGCGATCGGGCTTTGTGCCATGGACGACTCGGGCAACACCGCTTGCGCCATCGGCTGCCCTTGGTCGGCGAGGTACAGCGCGGCCTCACGGGCGCGGCGGGCGGTCAGGCCAGGCAGGACTTGCTTGACGCCATTGACCGTGGCCTTGTTCCATAGCCCGAAGGCCCGCGCCGCGGCCTGGCGGTCGCCCTCGTTGTGCTTGCGGAGTACGGTCGATGTCTCGAATCCCGCGATGTTGCGAGCGCGGCTGCCCATCCCGATGTTGAACGCCAACGACACCATCGCGCCAAGTTCAGCGCCGGACGCTTCTCGTTTGAGCACGCTCCGAACGCCGTCGGCCATTTCCGTTGCGTCGTCCAGGAGCCATCGGTCGGCCTGTTCCTGTGTGCAGGTGTCGCCCATACGCACCCCGCGTGTATGGCCCCATCCGATCGTCGGTACGCCCGCTGGGCAGCGGTATGCGGTGAGCCGACAGCCTTCGACCTCGGCGATGAGCTCCACGGCCTCGTAGGCGATGGGCCAGTCCAGTGACCTGTCGGGCTTCATACGATCCCCGCTTTTTTCGCGACGAACATCACCGCGGCCCCTGCGGCGATCCACACCGACGTCATCACCCACCAGTTCGTTTGCTGTTGCAACGGCTGCAGGCGCTCCAGCGTGCCGAGGCGCTGTTCGATGCCGGTCAGCTTCAGGTCGAGTTTGTCGATCTGCTTGAACGCGCGGCTCAGGGCTTCGTTGGTCTGCATCTGGCGCTCTTCCACGAGGGCGAGGCGGGTGACTGCTGACGCGATTTGGCGCAAGGTCTCTTTCAGCTCTCCGACATCTTCGGAAAGCAGGCCCAGGCGCGTGATGACGACGTTGATATC